ACAAGGTATTACTGAATGGCCAGGTTGGGGTGTAAGAGCATTTGCTAGTAAGTGTGATAGTGTTAAAGAATATGTAAGATTGCTAAACAACCATAATGCTTACGAAGATTTTAGAAAATTAAGAGCAAGAATGTTAGATAAAAATCTACAACTTGATTCTTTTCAACTTATCAAAACTTTAGATAAGTTTTCTACTACACCAGATTATGACAAAAGAGTTATAAGAATGATAAAGAAAATAAGAAAACTAGAGGAGAAATAATATGGATGTAGCACATGGATTATTGCTAGGAGTATTTGGTTGTTTGGCAACCTTTGTAGGTTTTTTAATTGCCTTTTTAGTTGTTAATCACAATATAAGATTAGAACAACAAAGAAAGGTAAAAGAAACAGGACCAATGACCGATTTAAATAAAAATATATATGGAGAAGATTGTCAATGAGTTATGCAAATTCAGAAAATCACAAAAGAAACGTAAGAGTTTTAGCAGAGGGCGCTCAAGGTAAAAAGATGACTCGTAAAGTTGATACATGGGAATACGAATCACTTGCAGATTGTATTAGATCAGATCAAGTGCCAGCTGAAGAAATCGCAGAATTATTTACTGATAAAGCGTTTTATAAGTGGTATAAAAAGAAGTATTTTACAGCTTGACATTGCAGTAAAATTGATATATAATAGACCCTATGATACACGAAGAAGACTTAAAAAGACAAAAAGATCCCAAAGTTAGAAGATTAGAGTTATTGGCAGAGGCATGTGCTAATGCTAAACTTGACTCTTTTAAAAACTTATGGTATAATAAACTTATGCAACTTGCAAAAAAATATAACATGAAGGACTATGTTATGAGAAAGCTGATACACTAATGAATATATTTTACGTTGATAAAAATCCTGTTACAGCAGCCAAGATGATGTGTGATAAACATATTATCAAAATGATACTTGAGTCTGCTCAAATGCTATGTACAGCAAAACGTGTGCTTGATGGCACAGAATATTTTGATACTACAAAGAATGGTCGTAAGATAAAAAGATGGCGACTAGATAATTCAAACGAAGAAGCAATCATATACAAAGCAGGTTGGCTCAAACACCCTAGTACACAATGGGTTATGAAGTCAGCATATAATTATACTTGGTTGTTTAAACACTTCATGGCTCTTAACGAAGAATACAAATTAAGATGGCAGAAAAAAGTTAATCATGTTTCTATAGATAAACTTGCTGATCTACTAAAACACCCACCTAAAAATGCACCACTAAATGTGATAGGCACAGACGCTGACCCAGCAATGCCTGACCATTGTAAGATTGCAGGCGATGTTGTTGGCTCATACAGAAAGTATTACATACTTGAAAAGAGAAGATTTGCCAAGTGGGAAAAACATGGTGCAGTTATGCCTGAATGGTACAGAAAAGGTATCGCTGAACATGATAAAAGAACGAATACAGAGCAAGGGTGATGATCTTAAAATGTTGCAAGGCCATGATAGACTTGCATATTTAATTGACATTGCCAGAGATGTAGAACCTTTACCACAAGAAGTAAAAATAGAAACAAATAGAATACGAGGTTGTGCTAGTAATCTATGGTTAGTTGGTGGAGCAAAAGAAGATAATACAATGATATATAAAATAGACGCTGACGCATTTATAACAAAAGGCACAGCGAAGTTAGTAACAGACCTAGTCAATGGTTGTCCTAGAGATGAAGTGGCTGCTCTTACTATAGAGGATTTCTTACCTTTAGGTGTTAGAGAACTACTTACAATGCAAAGACAGAATGGATTAGGGTCATTAATACAGAGGATAGTAGATATAGCAAATACTAAATAGCAATATGAATAATGTAAGAGATTTTATACAATTAAATATGAACTTTTTGAATGATATTCAAAGTTACCATTGGCAAACAGAGTCATATTCTGAGCATGAAAGCACAGGTGAATATTACGAAAAGTTTAGTAAATTAAATGACGAGTTTGTAGAAACATGGCAAGGTAAAACAGGCACACGAATAAACTTTAGTGCTGAATTAAGACCTGGTATAATGAACTATGCTGATAATAGTCAGGTTAGAGGTGAAGTACAAAAACAAGTTAACCGAATAACAAAAATTACAGAAAATAGCAAAGTAAAAGGTCAAATGGATTTAGAAAGCATACTAGAAGATATGCTTTTGGTAACTAACCAATTGATGTTTCATTTAACATTAAAATAAATGCCCATATACACATTTACAAATACAAAAACTGGTAAAGAGTTTACCGAGATGATGACCATTGCTGAAATGGAAAAGTATCTAAAGAAAAACAAGCACATAAAACAAAATATATCTGGTATAAGAATTGTCGCAGGTGTTAGTGGTGCTAGTTATAGACAAGATAGTGGTTGGAAAGAAACATTATCAAAAGTAGCAGAGGCACACCCAATGAGTGCTTTGGCTAGTGAAATGGGAACAAAGTCAACTAAACAAATCAAAACAGAGCAAGTGGTTAAAAAGCATAGGGCTAGACAAAATGCAAAAAATAAATAATATAGGGGTGCAGAGCGAGCAACTGAACAACAACGGTCGTATACCTGAGTCTAATAAGTCAATCCGCTCATTGCACCTACCTAAACAAGGAGAAAACTAATGGCAGACATACCTGATTTTATGAGGGAGTTTGATACCGATGTAGATTATGGTTTTACTCCTGTATCAAAGAAACCAGCTGACGACACGCCAGCAATAGACCCGAAGGTTGTAGAAGACTCTAATTTAGAGATTGCAAAAGTCAAAGCAGACGTAGGCGATATAAAGTCTATGATGAATGAGATAATGCAGATTGTAGCAGAGAGAGACTCTGTAAATAAAGAGATACAGGACGCTGACGTATCGGCGAGATTTAAAGAGATTGAAAAGACTATACTACCGTTTTTGTATAATCTTTCAAAAACCAATGAACCTTATATACATTGGCCTAATAGAGGACCAATCATCAAGGCTCAGATGGATAAAATACTAAAACTTACAAGGGGATAATATGTTAGAAATAAAAGCTCATCATAAAGAATTAAAACGAGCGGTGAATGAAGTTGAACAAAAAAGATCACAAGACAGATCAAATAAATCATGGTACGATTTACGAACCTTAAAGAAAATAAAACTAAATGCAAAGGATAAATTAAATGCAACTAAGCAAAAACTTTTCGCTTAAAGAACTTACTGCTTCACAAACAGCAGATAGGCATGGGATTAGCAATAATCCAAGCGAAGACCATATGGATAACCTAAAGAAACTATGTGATAATGTTCTACAAAAAGTAAGAGATCATTATGGCAAAGTGGTATCTGTATCTTCAGGATATAGAAGTCCTGAACTATGTTTAAAAATAGGTTCAAGTGCGAAATCACAGCACGCAAAAGGCCAAGCCGCGGATTTTGAAATCTTTGGTGTGCCGAATGCTGAACTAGCAAAATACATTATTGACTCGTTAGACTTTGACCAGCTGATATTAGAGTTTCATAATCCAGAGGAACCTAATAGTGGTTGGGTACATTGCTCATACAAGAATCCTGATGACAATAGAAAACAGGTATTAAGAGCATACAGAAATGATGAAGGTAGAACGGTATATGAACCGTACGACCCTAGTTGAGCCGTTGAACGTCTTAATGATGAAACTAAAAGAGAGCAAGACCGTATAATACAAATGTATATGGCGAAAGGCACGTAGGTGCTTGACTAATCTTGTAAAGCGTGATATAATGATTATATAATAATTAAGGAAGGTATATTATGGCGTTTAATTATGTAAAACTGAATGAAGAAAAACTACCTAAATCTTTAGGTGTGAAAGGCAAGAATCAAAATGGTATTAGATATTATACTATTGATGGTGTTAATATGCCTTCCGTCACTTCTATTCTAGGTGCGATTCCCGAAAGAAAAGTAAAAATAGAAGGTTGGCGTAATGCTGTTGGTGAGAAAATGGCCAACTACATATCTGCCTCAGCTACAAATAGAGGTAAAGCAACCCACACGTTAATAGAAAATCATTTAAGAAACCAAGATGAGAAGTCTATGGGTATCACAGCTGTGACACCACTAGGTTTGTTTAGAATTATAAAACCTTATCTTGCCAGAATAGATAACATACATTGTATAGAAGAATATCTATATTCAAAAGAGATTAGTGTTGCAGGTCAAGTTGATTGCATTGCAGAATATAAAGGCAAACTATCCGTTATTGATTTTAAGACCTCTACAAAACAAAGAGATGAAGATTATAACTATGGTAACTTCTTACAAACATCAGCATATGCTAAAATGTTTGAAGAAATCTATCCTGACAAAAAGATAGAACAAACGGTTATTCTAGCTGCCTGTGAGGACGGGTTTGTACAAGAGTGGATACATGGACCAGAGAGTATTGCAAAACACCAAGAGCTGTTTTATAAGCATACAAAGGACTTTTTTGAAAAAAATAGTATAAATAGTTAAGTGAAAAAACTATTAGTAACTATACTCGGATTAGTATTATTAACTAGCATATCATTTTCAGAGGAACAAAACAAATATAATTTTTACTGGGATAATGTACCAGTTGTTTGTGCAGCTCCAGAAGAAATTGATCGTTGGGCTAATGATAAAGGTTTTACTCCTCTCTCTATGAGTTATGGTAAAGAGGGTGGTACGCCAGATGGTGCTGTAGTTTATATTGTAGTTTATTATTTAAACAAACAGAACGGTGAAACATTTGCAACCGTTAGCACACCTACTGGTAGGGACGTATGTGTAATTTTTAGGACATTTAATTTACAATTAAATCCTGAGATTATGGAACAATACGGACCAGGACTTAATTTATAGAATTTAACGTAGAAGGTATGATAATACCTGGAGAAGACCCGAGTGCAATTCTCGGCTACTCCACCATCTAAACAATGAAATTTAGGGGGTAGAGTTAGGATCGATTCACAGATAAAACATACTGGAGTTAAATGGTTGACTACCTATAGTCATTTATAAACGCAAATAATAACTTTGCAATGGCAGCTTAATCTGCTATAAGGGTTTGCCTGTACCTAGTAACAGAAACAGGCTTGACAAATAAGTATATTGTGATATAATATTATTATAAAGTGAGGTAAATTATGGCAGATAATTACGATAGAGATTCGCATGAGCATGATATGACTTATGAGAATGAACAATCAATGGTAACAATACCATTAAGAGAATATGATAAGTTAAAAGAACAAGGTCAATACATAACTGATCCTAGTTTAATTAGTATCATAGATAAAATTGAAGAACTAACAAGAGCATTAAGAAAACATATAATAAGAAAATTCTAATGTTAATGAATAGTAAAAAGTTTGGTTTAATTATTGAAGGTATTGTAAAAGAAAAGCGTATCGGTTACATGGACGCAGTATTAAATTATTGTGAAGACAATGACATAGATACAGCAACAATAGGTCCTTTAATAAACAAATCACTAAAAGAAAAGATAAAAATTGAGGCAGAGAACTTAAACTTGGTTGAGAAATCAAGCACAGCAATCTTACCTATATGAATAGTTATGAAGCATATACATTATATTTGGCTATTAAACTACACTTCACTTCCGATAGTTATGATTTTTACAGGC